AGATGGCACGGCCACTCCGGACACCAGCAACCACGTCCGCAGGATCAGGTTGCGGGACGGCGGACCGGGGGACAGGGATGCACCATCGCGCGATGGTAATCCAGGGAAGTATACGTTCCGAGAGGCCCTTGGCCAGCCGGTCGACGCGCACTGCCACAGCCATAAACCCAACGTTGCCACACGCAATAACTGGCCTATATTCCGCGCTGCTGTGGTGGATTGCTTGCCGCCATCGGACCAGGCGCAAATTCGAAAGCTGTTCGCGCCGACTGCGAGGCGCGCAGCGTGAAGGTGTCCGCCAAAGCAGCCCGCTGGCTGGCCCGCGAGCGCGGCGCGCACGAAAGATCGGAGCAACCCAAGCCGGCGGCGCCGGCGTCGAACAAAGCGGTCGGTCGTGTCCTCACCAGCAGGCCGGCCGCGCTCCGATAAACCATTTGTTTCCGGTCTTGTTTTGACAGATCGGAATTTCGGCGCTACAATCGGCCCCGGAGCCGAACGCGATAGCGTGAGGCGACCAGTAAAAGAAAACCTCTTGTGGGCGGATGCGCAAGCGGCGCTCCACAAGCACCAGTTGCCGACAGGCGGCTGTTATGTTGCGACGAACTGAATTCCCGTGGCGCTGGGCGGCGATCTTGTGGTTGTCGGCGGCGGCGTTGGCGGCGATCATCGGGCTGTTGCGGCGATGAGCGGCGGCCGATATCTCGCCGAGGACCGCGGAGCCTTCGACCAGCCTCTCGTCATCGAGATGGAACCGGAGCCCGAGGTTGTCGTAGCGACGGCGCCACTGTACGAGATTGCCGCCGCGCACGATGGCCAGCCACCGCGAGCGTGGCTGCTACACCTGATGCGGATTTGGGGGGACTTGGACTGATGGAGAATCGACGATGAACGAACTCTTGCAGTGGTCTCCCATCGCGACGCTGGTAGTCGTGATTACTGCCGTCATCGGGCAGGTGTTGCATGGCGGCGGCGGCGGCGGCGGCGATGCAGCGCAGGCCGCAGCGCAGGCCGCAGCGCAGGCCGCAGCGCAGGCCGCAACGCAGGCCGCAACGAGCATCACCATGGCGGCCCTGAAAGAGACCATGGAGCATCTGGCCAGAACGTTGGAACGCGTGGACCTCTCGCTCCATTCGCACGAACGCAGGCTCGTCACGATTGAGACGGCCTGCCGGATGCGCCACGCCGAGCGCCGCCAAGAGGCCGAGGATGCTCATTCTATGGGAACGGAGTAATTGGCCGCTCCAAGGCGCCCGTGCACGTATCCCGGCTGCGCGGCGTTGGTGGAGTCTGGTAGGTGTGAGCAGCATGGGTATGGACAGGATCGCGCGAAGACGGCCGAGCGAGGATATGACGGTGCCTGGCGCGCTTTCATGGAATGGTTTAAACGTCGCCATCCCGTGTGCGCGGACTGCAACCTCGCACCCACCACGGATGGACACCACATTCTCAAGGTCAAGGATCACCCCGAACTGCGGCTTGTTGAGGCCAATGTGCGAGGGCTCTGCCATGGCTGCCATGCGGTCAGGACGGCGCGCGGAGAATAGCGATGCGGCGTAAGGCCAAAGCAACGGAGGCGGCGAAAGAAGAGGCGGTCGGCCATGAAAGTTCGGTGCGAGATTTGCCCAGCCAGGAACCAGCGAGTGCGGCTAGTGAAGCTGTGGGGGCGCTCAGTGGCCCTCTGTCCGAAGTGCATCGAGGCAGCCAAGAAGATAGCGGCGACTCCAACCAGGGCCGCTTGATCGTCGCCTTGCAGCCGCCTGTTCCATGGCGGCCGGCGCACCCGCTCTGGGATGTGATGAGGCAGTGGTGATGCTCAATTGCGAGATCTGCGGAAAGGAATTCGAGCGGCGCCAGCGGACGGCGGTCCGAGCAGCCGAAGGGAATGACCCCGACCCGTGGAGGCTGTATCCTTCCCGGGTAGGTGGTCTAAATCCTTCAGAAGCAACGGCCCGCGTGACCGTGGCGCAGCATCGCGCGAATTTCCGCAAGTTACAAAATACCTGAATCGACCAAAATCACCCAATGGGACTTCGTGGACCAGCCAAAAAGCCGACCGCGCTAGAGGCAGCGCAGGGATTTCCCGGCAAGCGCGCGGTGAATGACCACGAGCCGCAGTTTGCGGAGGGTGAACCGGACATGCCGCGGGGATTGAGCAGGGGTGCGCGCAGGATCTGGCGCATCACCGTGACGATCATGCTGCAGGTCCCCGGCCTGCTCACCATCGCGGATGGGGCAGTGCTGGCTGATTATTGTGAAGTACGGGCGGACAAGGATACCTTGCAGCGGGCGATGCGGGATGCTCAACGGAGGGCGGTCAGGGCGACCCAGGAGCAGACCAAAGAACAAGGCGTGAAAGTCACTAAGGCGGAGATCGCCGCCGCTGCCTCCCAAGCGCAAATGACAAAATCGGGCCGGATGCTGAACACCCTGCGTCACCGGGAAAACGTTCTCCGGCGTGAACTTGGTCTGTCCGCTTCGGCGCGCAGCAGTATCCACATCAGCGGAGCGCAGCGCGAGGCTCACATTGACCCCGAGGACGTGGCGACTTTTGCCCGCGGACCGCAACTGCTGAAGGTTTAAGGTGTGACGGAACTTCTGATTTTCCTTTTCGCTGGATTGCCAAAAGCGGGATGGCCACCGCTCCAACGAATACCAGAGCCTCCGCCGCCACCAAAACTGCCATAGAAGATGAATGCGATTTTGTTCCTTCTGCGACGAGCCTACGGAATGGGCCGAACTTCTGAGCGATGGGCGCCTGCGCTGCGCGGCCTGCAAGATCACCAGGTTCTTCGAGCGGGAACTCACACTCACGGGCGATTACGCCGGCCAACCCTTCGTGCTCATGCCGTGGGTGCGCGGAGTCATACGGGACATTTTCGGGACGCTGGACGATGACGGGACCCGGGTCTATCGGGACGTGTATTTAGAGATGCCGAACGGAAGCTCGAAAACAACGATCTGCGCCGGCTTCGTGGTGGCGCTCCTGGGGACGGCACAAGGCACTGGGACGGAGGTCTACTCGGCGGCCACCACCAAAGAGCAAGCCTCGATTGTCTTCCGCGCCGCGGCGCAGATGATCGGCGCCAACGCGCGGCTGTCATCCAGGATGCTGGTCACGCCATCGACCAAGACCATCGTGCGCCGCGACGATCCGACCAGCTTCTACAAGGCGATCTCCGCAGATGGTTTCGCGCATGACGGGCTGGCTCCTTCCTTCGTAGTCCGGGATGAGCTCCACCGGTGGCGAACGTTTCGCGCCCTCGAACTTAACGAGGTGCTGGAGCGCAAGGTCATGAAGCGGAAAAACCCGCTCATCATCGACATCACCAGCGCCGGGGATCCTGATGAATCGCCGCTCTGCTACCGCCGGCATGAGTACGCGATCCAGATCAAAGAGAAGGTTTTTCAGGACCCCAGGTTCTACGGGCGCATCTGGGCCGCCGATTCGAAACGCATTGAAGCCGATCCGGACTACTGGAAATCGAAAGAAGCGCGCGTCGCTGCGAACCCGAGCCATGAGGACAATGGGGGGTACGTCCGCGACAAAGACCTCGCGGACCTCTGCCGCAAGGCGGAGAACGATCCGCACATCCGTTCGGACTACCTGCGCTACCAACTCGGATACTGGGGCCAGCAGGAGGATTCGGTTATCGATATCGTCAAATGGCAACAGTGCGGTGGGGGCGTAGACCTTCGAACCTGGCCCACATACGATGACGAGTTGCTCATCAGGGATTGGGGTTTGGTTGGCGAGCCATGCTGGGCCGGAGTGGATGCGTCCTGGACTGTCGATCTGACCGCCCTGGCGCTACTGTTCCCGCCTGGAAAGTGCGAGCAATGGTCCGTGCTGCTGTACTACTGGATGCCCGAAGAGAAGGTTGCCGAGCGGGAGCGGCGCGACAAGGTCCCGTACTCGGAGTGGGTTAGGCGCGGTTTCATCACGTCCACGCCCGGCAACTCCGTGAAGCTCGCTGCCATCACGGACAAAATCAAATGGGCTAACGGAATGTTTCAGCTTCGGGAGATGCCTTTTGACCCGTGGAATTTCAAGAATACCGCCGAGAAGTTGGAGAAGGAAGAGGGAATCACGGTGGTGGACATCGCCCAGACTTTCAAGATGCTGAGTTCTCCCACGAAGGAACTGCTTGCGCTGTACCTCGACCAGCGAATCCGGCACGGCAACAACCCGGTATTCAACTGGAACGCGCGGTGTCTGCGGCTCCAGGGCGATCACAAGGATAACGTGCAGCCGAGCAAGCCAGAGCGATCCAAATCGTCCAAACGCATCGACGGGATCTCCGCGACCGTGACCGCCATGGCGCGGGCGCTGGCAGCGGCGCCCAAGAAGCACTCGATTTATGCGACCCGCGGGTTACTCACTCTATGAAGAAACTTGACCTTCAGGACGTGCTGATTCTTGCCGGCTTCCTGACGTTCGAATCCGGCGTGGCCGCGATCTACTGGCCGGCGGCGCTGATTCTGGCCGGCCTGATGTTCTTTTCGTTCGCACTCTTGATCGAGCGCTCCCAGCGCATAGCGAAGCGTGAAGCGTTGGCGGCGAATCGGAGACAGTAATGGGTTGGCTGAGTAACAACCTCGGCATCAAGGCGTTCTCGCTCGAAGATCCGGCGCAGCCGCTGCTCCCGATGAGCGCGCTGTTTGAATCGCTCGGGATTGGCCGTTCCGACGCCGGCATGATGGTCAACGAGAAGCAGGCGCTGCGGCTCACCACGGCATATGGCTGCATCAAGATTATCAGCGAAGACCTTTCGCGCATCTCTCTGGACATCTTCCAGCAGATGCCCGATGACAGCATGCGGCTGGCGACGACGCATCGCTGTTACCCGCTCCTGCATGATCGTCCGAACCCGAATATGTCGAGCCAGGTCTGGCGCGCGGCCATGCTCGCATCGGTCTCCTCCTACGGAAATGGCTATTCGTGGATCAAGCGTGACAAGGCCGCGCGCGCGATCGCGCTCATACCGCTCGATTCCGGCAGGACCTCCCCGGTGAAGATCAATGGGGAGTTTGCTTATGCCACCACCCAGACTGACACCGGCCAGGTTGCGCGGATCGACCCCGAGAACATGCTGCACTTCATGGGTCTATCCCTCGATGGCATCGTGGGCCTCTCTCCAATCCAGCTATGCAAGAACGCGTTCGGACTGAGCATGGCCGCCGAGAAGTTCGGAGCGCAGTTCTTCGGAAATGGCGCCCGAGCCACAGGAGTACTGAGTCACCCGCAGACGCTGGAGCCGGAGGCGTACGAGAACCTCAAAAAGTCCCTGCGCGAATGGGCCACCGGGGAAACGGCCCTCCGGCCCGTCATTCTCGAGGAGGGCATGAAGTGGGAGCAGATCAGCATTCCCCCCGAGGATGCCCAATTCATCGCCACGCGCAAGTTTCAAAAAGAGGAAATAGCTTGCCTCTACCGCGTGCCCATGCACCTTCTCCAGGATCTTCAGCGGGCGACCAACAACAACATCGAACACCAGGGGCTCGATTACGTCCGCTTCTGTCTTTCGCCCCGGGCGGTGAACATGGAACAGGAGATCAATTATAAGCTCCTCAGCGGCCCGTTTATCTGTGAGCACAACTTCATGGACCTGACGCGGGGCGACTTCGCGTCGCAGACGGCCGGGTTGATGGCGCTTCGAAACGGCGGCATCTATCATGCCGATGATGTGCTCCGGGCGCTCAGGCAGAATCCGATAGGCGAGGCCGACGGTGGCCACATTCGGATCGTTCAAGGGGCATACATTTCCCTCACGTCCCTACTTCCCGGCGCAGAGGATAACTCGGCGGCCGGCGGGGGCGCTGGCACCAATTCCGACGAGGGGAACCCGGCCGCCGAGTTACGGGGCCACCAGATCATCGCCTCCTACCGCCGGCTGTTCCGGGATGCCGTCGGGCGTGCGATCAACCGTGGTGGAGAGGCCGAATTCACCCGGCGCGCGATTTACCCGGCGGTCGCGTCGATGGCCCAAGCGCTCGTTGCGCGGCGATTCGGAAACGCCGATCTATCGAGGCGGGAGCTGGAGGCCGTCGAATCGCAAGTTGCGGAAATCGCTTCCTCCGCCGCCGGTTGGCAGAAGAAAGACGCCGCGGCCATTGCGGCACGAATCACAGAACAGGTTTACGGCGCACTCGCCGGGGGGATCGCATGACGGGAAATTTGGAAGTTTTAGCGACGCTGCAATCCGCGGTAGCAGCGGAGACGCACCTGAACGCGCAGTACCGCGCGGACTGGCGAAACGTCAAGTTCGTGGGGGCCAAGAAAGTATCCAAGGTGCTCCACAGATTTGGCGGGGATGCCCACGGTTGGGTAAAGAAGATACAGGACCGGCTGCTCTTGCTCGGTGGCGACCTGATCTATACGGTTGCGCCGGTTGTCCAGGCGGCGGGACTGACCGCTCTATTTCAGGCCGAGTTGGCGCTCGAAAT